ACCAGATATTGCCATCTGTGCATTTTCTAAAACAAGTTCTATTGTCAAATTAGTAGTTTTAATTGCTGATAGTGCGTTTACTAATGGTCCACGACCATAAACCGCACCGGGATCTTTGCTCCAACGAAAACATATAAATGGATTACTACCAGTTCCTTTAAATTGTTCTTTCTTAATTACACACTTAGTTGTTGTTTCAAATACAAAACATAAATACGCATCTTCATTGAGCTTTGAGTAATCTCTACACACAACTTCAAGAACCTTTGCTTCTGCATCAGGATTTGTTTTGATTGCATTTATCAACTTTGGCATTTGTTCCATATCTCTATATACGATTGGAATATGACCAAAAGGCATATCTCTTTCTCTAAATACATGATCGACCATATCATCTGGACCAACATCAAGAACAACATGAGGTAAAGGTAATGCAGTAAACTTAACTGGATTTACAGCATCACCTTCTGCAACATGAAGAACACCAGTACCTACAGCAAGATCCATAAATGATTCATGAACTTCTTGAGCAAAGTTTGAGTTTTGTATTACCTCAAATACATAATCCGTAACTTCATCAAGATCATTATTTATAGAATCTCTACTTTCTTTTGGTATTTCACTACCAGCAGTAAAGTCAGCCCATCGAGCAAAGTTTGGAACTAATCCTGATTGAAGTCTTGATGCAAACTCTTGGACTCCAACAACAGCCGTTTCATCAAATATTCTTTCATCTCTTCTTTCACCTTTTGCGGTAGTGTAGAAAGTTTCACGCATAGGTAAAGCATACTCATAACATTCATTAAACAAAGGTTCCCATCGTTGTCGTATTGATTTGGCTTTTTCGTACTTCTTCATATAAGCAGATAAAAGCTTATCGTTATCTTTCATGTCGATTGAATTAGGAGAATGAACCATATTCTATTATCCAAACATTAATGGATTTCGGTAGCCTATACCACCTCGACCACTTGTATATAAAGCTCGTCTTCCTCTTCTACCTCGAACAACTGGCGTTCCAGCTTTTGCACCCATCTCATAAGTAAGTTGTGTTTTAATTGGTTGATCTGAAGTAACCTCTTTTTCAAGAGCTTCTTGCCTACGTTCTACTTTTTTCTGAGTTTCTTCTTTTTTTTGTTCTTTCTGTTCTTCAGTAACTGTTGGGCTTACTGGTTCAGGTCGAGAACTTCCACCACCAAAACACATATGATTCTCCTACAATCTATTCCAAAAACTGGTCTTGTTCCTATTATTAGGCGATCTTGAAAAAATATCAAAGCCTTTTCTTGCATTGAAAGCTTTTACTGGTTTCTGACCAGCCATCAAAGTTCTACCTTCACCAGCTCCTAACATCAAATATTGAAGGGCATCATGTATGTGAGAGTACATATTCTTATCAGGTTTATCATCATATCTCTCACCAGATACTTGCATCCTTCGATAACAATATCCACCTTGAAAACCTTTGATAAGTTGTGGACATCTTCTATCAATAAGAAACGCTGGCTTACCATCTGCCATCTTATTTAATTGTGCAGAAACAGATTCTAAACGTAGATCAACACTATTACTTGGAGCTGGTACAGCTTTCAATCCAGCACCTCTTAATATTTGAAATGGTGTAGATTCATCTGTCTGCGCCCTAAAATCACCAGCGGGATCTCCATAGATATACACATCGAGACCATTGAATCGAGAACTTATCTCTTGTCGTAATAGTTCTGCAAATCTAACTATACCCATATCAATAGCAACAATCTCTGATTGTATTAACCATCGACCTCTTACTTTCTGTGCAAATACAGCAGAGGGTGTAAGTCCAAAGTCAATACCGATATATAAAGGCACACCCATAGCAATAGGTATTTCTTCTTGAGCAATATGTGTTTCACCGAGAAACTCAGGATATACTGGCTTACCTTCCTGAATCATTCCTAATCTATTCATTACATACACATCTATCCAACTTTTTGTCTTACCTCGTATTAGGTTTGGATAATATGTATCAAGAATATTACTTACGTTTTCTGCTTTCTTATTCATGTCATAACCAGACACTTCACCCTTATCATCAAGCTTTTCTTGCATTGCCGCTGGTTGTGTAAAGAAAGACCAGTTATCAGGTTTGACCAACATAGTCGCTTGTTCTCTTGGAATATGATCTGGTATCGGAACTTCACCAGCCATGATAGCCCACCAATGATCTTCTTCTGGTGCATTGGTATCACAAATTACACCAGACCAACTTGGTCCACCATCTCGCATACTTGGAAATCTACCCACACGCATCGTACACGCATCGATAATACTTTTCGGAATCTCTCTTGCTTCGTTTACCCACACACCAGTTAGTTCAAGAGAAAGAAGTTTCTTTACATCTTCAGGTCTGTCGAGTGCTAAAAACAAAACTTCAAGATCAACATCGCCTTTTTTTATGTGGTGAGTATAAGGTACACTCCAATGAAAGTTTCCCCAATCATCTTCAGGAAACCAATCAAGCCAAGTCTTTATAGTGGTTGTTCGGAGTTGTGGGTTTGTGTTTCTTATAACAGCCCATCGAGATCTACGGATCTTATCTTTATTCGGCTTCTGCTCTAAAGCTCTTCTGAATACTTCAACACAACACCCAACAGATTTACCAGAACCAACTGGACCTCTAATACCACGGAAAAAATTTGAATCCTTCATAAACTCTTTTAGAGTTTCACCATCAGGCTTATAGTTAAAATTAATCACAATTAATCTTGTCTACCTGAAACAATCCTTGCACTATAATCTGTGTCACCAAAATCAAATTCAAATTTATTCATATAGTCATCAAAATCTTTTTCTGTCAAAGCTCTTATCTGCTCTGAACTTAATCCAAAATGATTTTTAAGAATTCTTATATCCCCCTTATCAATTCTTGCTATTTGAATTGTATTTGTTTTTTTCTTTTGATCTTTTTGTTTTTTATAAAGAGCTTCTTTTTTCATTACTGTAATCCTTTCTGTACTCCAGTACGAATCATAATCTCTGCTACCTCTGGGCCAATGTTTTCTATCACACTATCAAGCATCGAGTTGGTAACAAAAGACTTTGTATGCTTTTCATCAAAGTATTGGAAGTGTATTTCTTTTACCAATCTTCGCAACATTCTATGTTCTTCTGGTTTGAGATTATTTATAAAGCTCAACTAAACCTCCTATAGAGTGCTGTCTTTTTTGCTATCTGTTTTGGTTGAGAAGAAAACTGTTTCCCTTTCTTCTTTGCTTTTCTTTTCTCTGCTGTTGTTTGTGCGTACTCTTCTGATGACAGAGCTTGAATTGCTTTCTTTGGTAGATACCTTTCCCCAGTCACGGACGACTTCTTGCCACTTTTGGTTTGCCAATCTTGTTCCCCCCAAGCCTTAAGACTTCTCTGTGATCTCTTCATTAGGTATAACCACCACCTCTTGCTTTATAGGTCTTGGCTAGTAACTGTGCTTTTCGTGCTGACCACTTACCAGCCGCCGTACCTTGAACTGCTCGGTTCTTGATTGAGTTGAATAAAGCTTTACGCATCTTTGGTTTGGTATAGTTGCCAGCCGCATTAACTGCCATTTAATCTACCCTCTTAAATTTTTTTCTTAATATTTTTTTCTGTTCAATATTAAACCTTCCTTTTATCAAAGACCAAAGAGGCATTTTTTGCATAGGCATATTACGAATTATTTTTTTCTCATCTACTTTCTTTAGCCTTTCTGGCTTAATAGTTTTTTGTTGCAGTTCATATCCAGGCATTATTTCTTCCTTTTCATTCTTAGATAAGCGGCAAGAGTTGCCTTCTCGATCTTACCTTGTTTCTTGGCTTTCTTTACTTCGTCCATAGTAACAGCGGCATACATCTTTCCAGAACCTTTTGGATACTCAAACTTAGCAACACCTTTTGCTCTAGCTTGTCTAAATGCTTCTTTAAAATTTTTAGGTTCAGGAGTAGAAGATTTTGTAGGCTGTGTTCCAGCTTTTGCTTTAGCCGCCTTGATTGAACGATCCTTCATAGAATCAGCTTTAGCTTTCATAGTTTTATCTTGAGCTTGTTGCCTAGCTAACTTCTTTTTCTCAGAAGGTATTGCACCCATTGTTTGAGTAATTTGCTTTTGTTCGTCTTGAACAGTAACAGAAGAGGTTCCTCCTCTCTTTTTCTGCATATCACTTACTGTTTTAGATTTTGTAGGCTGTCTTGACTTATCACCTTTTTGCTCATCACTCATATAAGCTTTAGTTCGAGTACGCATCTTTTGTGCATCAGACATATCCGATGTATCTTTTATTCTTCTCTTTTGTAAATCAGATACTGTAGTCTTTCTACTCTTTTCAAACCTACGCTGTGGTGCGGTGAGAGTAGATTTTAAATTTCTACCCATTTCTCTAAGTCGGTCAAAAAGACCACTCTTCTTTTTTTTCTTCTTCTTCTTTTCTTCAGCCATTTATTTACTCCTTTGGTTCTGGATTCTCACCCACTAAGATTTTTTTGAACTCTCGTTACGCTTACTAATCGCCCTAGCTTTTGCTCGAGCATCTTCCTTACTACTTGCTCCCCATGCCCTTAGACTTAGAAGAAGTCTTGTTGGTTTTCCGTCCTTGTACTCTGGTCCTTTTGCGTTCCCCATTCTTGCTAGAAAGCTGGCTCGTCTTGGATTGTCCCCCTTTTTTACTGGAGCTTTTAGATCCGAGCCTGGGTTCTGCCTTTCGTACGACTTTCTTCCCTTTTCGTTCAGACCGCCGCTTGGGTTCTTCCCTCCCTTTCTCTGCCACAATGGTGTCGCCATTTTGTTTACCTTTTCTGTTTAGAAGAACAGATGCTAATACACCAACCCTCATAATCGCACCTTTCAGAGTAAAAAATATTTTTGAGATAATCAACATAAATCCATAACTACCATCAACCCAACAACCTTGTCGAGCTTTTTTTAACTAAAAATGTTAGGGGAACACTTCTCATGTATGTGTAGTGTCTAGTTTTGGTGTACCCCCCTCTGTCGTGTAACCCCTGCGAGGTACGAGCTAGTGTTTACGTTTGGCTATCGGTAGAGAGTCAAAGGTAAAGATAAACATTTGTGCGTCAGCACTAAGTTACTCATTGCATGGGAGGTCCCTCGACCTTGCAATCTCTACGATAGGGTGGGACGGTGGGG